TATTGACGATTGCGCAGCATGAATCCGGAGGCAATCCGAATGCAATCAACCTGTGGGACAGCAACGCAAAAGCTGGGCATCCGTCACAAGGGCTGATGCAGACAATCCCAAGCACCTTTAATGACCATAAAGCACCGGGTATGGGTAACATTAAAAACCCGATTCATAACGCAGCTGCTGCGATCGGCTACATTAAAAGCAGATATGGATCAATCAACAATGTGCCGGGTATTAAAAGCTTGAATCATGGCGGACCGTATGTCGGGTACGCAAACGGCGGGCTGATTACGAAAGAACAAATTGCACGTGTCGGAGAAGGAAACAAGCGGGAATGGATCATTCCGGAGGAGCGAGGCATTCGCGGCCGCTACCTCCTTCAGAGAGCTGCGCAAGCTCTGGGAATGGAAGTGACAGATCCGTCTCAATCTCAGCAATCTGAGCTTTCTTCAGGACAGGTTTCAGCTGTTACATCCGGTACACGGCAATCGATACAAACAGCCGGAACGAAAGAAATAAAAATTGAGTTTAACGGCGATCAGCATTTCCATAATGGGCAAGATGCTGACGGCCTGGTAGCGAAAATCAAGCAGGCATTGCTTGATGAATTACAAAGAGACATTCACATCGGAACAAAGGGGGTCGTGGCTTTTGACTAAGTCTGTCTATGAATTTTGGATATCCCAGGGGAAGGAAAAGCTGCGATTCCCTGTTCTTCCTGAAGCGATTGACATTGCGAATAGTGTACAAAATGACTCAGTAAAGATAACAGGATTGGGTGAACTAACGTTTATTGACGAACCCGGAGCAAAAGAAATTTCATTTTCTTCTTTTTTTCCAAAAAAATATACGCCAATAGCTGAATATCAAAATCTCCCGTCTCCGGAAAATGCCATTGCGAAAATTGAAAAATGGATGAAGGCGAAAAAGTCTGTCCAATTTTTAATTACGGGTACAAAAATCAATATGACATGCAGTATTGAAAGCCTTAAATACAGTGAAGGAGACAATGAAATAGGAGATCGCGATTTTGATATTGTACTAAAAGAATACAAAACCGCTTCCCCGCGGAAAATCAAGCAGAAGAAAAAAACAAAGGCAAAACGTCCGTCGAAGGCTGCGCCGAAGACGTACACAGTGAAAAAGGGAGACACGCTATGGGACATAGCAGGCAGGTTTTACGGGAACAGCACCCAATGGCGCAAAATTTGGAACGCCAATAAAACAGCAATGATCAAACGAAGCAAACGGAACATCAGGCAGCCGGGCCACTGGATATTTCCCGGCCAAAAGTTAAAGATACCGCAATGAAACAGGTGATGTATGATGATAGAACTGTTCGTGATTAAAGACACAGAGTGGCTTGAGCTGGTTGCAGAAAGCGTATCGCTTGAAGGCCATCGTTATCAGGCGCCGCGCTCTATTGAGGCGACCATCGTCACCAAGCAGGGCGACCAGACGTATTACAGTGTCTCAGAAGGAGATACGGTCTTGTTTAAATGGAAGGGAAAAGAGCTTTTTCGGGGCATTGTTTTTGCAAGAACCCCGGACGAGCATACGCTTGCCTTCAGCGCATATGACATGCTTCAGTACCTGGTCAAAAACCAGGATATGTACGTGTTTTCCAATCAGCGGGCCGACCAGATCATCAGAAGGATTGCCAATGATTTTCAGATACCGACAGCCTCGATCGCGAACACAGGCCATACGATCAAAAGTCTTGTCATTAAAAATGATACAACATTGTATGACATCATATTAAAAGCGCTGAAACAGACGAAAAGCCAGACAGGGAGACATTACCAGCTGTATTCGGAAAAAGGAAAGCTCGGCCTGCGCGCGTGGCCAGATCCGTCAGAGGTATGGGTGCTTGAAACGGGCGTCAATATTACGGGCTACCAATACAGCACTTCTATAAACGACACTGCTACTCGGGTGGTGCTTCGCCGGCAGAAGGACAATAAGACATATAAAGCCTCTGCCAAGGACAGTTCAGGCTTAAATAAATACGGTGTGCTTCAATATACAGAAACGGTTACAGATGACATCAACCAGGCACAGCTTCAGCAGCGGGCAGATGTACGCCTAGCTGAAAAAAAGGGCGTGAAAAAAGAACTGAAAAATATTCAGGCAGTGGGCATCCCGGAAGTGCAGAGCGGCTTGCCCGTCTATATTTCTATTCCGGAGGCCGGCATCAAGAAAACCTATTGGGTAGATACGGACCGGCATGAATTTAAAGGAACGAAACATACGATGACGATCGATGTTGTCGAAAAGAATACGATGCCAGAAGGAGTATCCTGATGAGATTAAGTGAGGCTATAAAACATTTGGCTGTTGGCGCAGTTGATGCTGAGTCTCCGGTGGAACTGCTCCCGGCTGAAGTTGTTTCGGTTTCTCCTGTGGAAATCAAATTAAAAGAAAACAGCAAACTGATCATACCGGAAGACGCCATCATTATCCCAAAACGAATGCAGTCCGGAGGAGACGATGCACTCGAGCTGGGGGATCGCGTCATGACCGCGGCTCTGACTGGCGGTCAATCGTTTTTTATTTTAGACAAAGTATAGACAAACCGCTTCGATCGAAGGGGTTTTTATTTAGCTTGTAAAAAGGAGTGGGCATCATGGCCCTGACACCAGAAGTGGAGTTTGAGGATTTTGAAGATGAGAGTGAAGTCATTGAAACCTCGCAAACGTACAAAATAGATTTTGAAAACGGAAGAATTACGAATGAGCTGATTACCGGGCTTGAAGCGATCAGGCAGTTCGTGTATATCGCCTTACAGACAGAACGCTATGCGTATTCCATATACAGCCATAATGTCGGAAACGAGCTTCAGGACGTACTGACAGATCATGAGACGACTGATGCCTATAAAAAGATGGAGATCCCGAGACTGATAGAAGAGGCGCTGGTTTATGATGACCGGATATCGGCTGTAACAGATTTTGAGATTGAAAAACAAGGCGACGCGTTTCATGTGTCCTTTGTGGTGGAGACGGATGAAGGGACGCTTGAAGTTGAGGAGGTGATTGGCGAAGATGTTTGAAGATCAGACCTTTGAAAATATTATGGAGCGTATGCTGAACAGCATTTCCGCAGATATTGACACAAGAGAAGGCAGCGTCATTTATAATGCGTTAGCCCCGGCGGCGGCCGAGCTTGCGAAGTCTTATATATGGCTGGATACTGTGCTTGAGCTAGTCTTCTCTGATACCGCTCAAGGCGAATTTTTAGACAGGCGTGCAGCGGAAGCGGGAATTGAACGGACAGCCGCGACAAAGGCGGTCAGAGCGGGAGAGTTTACATCTGGAGTTACCATTCCTGTCGGCTCCCGCTTTTACGTGGATAATCTTTATTTTCAATATACGGCAGACGGGACGCTCATCTGTGAAACACCTGGTGAAGCGGGAAATGCTAATCTGACCGGACGCAATTTATTATCATTGGATACCATTCCCGGTTTAGAAACGGCCATTGTCAAAGAAATCCTGATTCCGGGACGCGAGGAAGAAGGAGATGACAGCTTGCGGGAACGGTATTTTACAAGGGTTCGGCGTGAGGCCGTCAGTGCCAATAAAATGCATTATAAGGAGTGGGCTGAAGAAGTGGACGGTGTGGGAAAGGCAAAGATCTTCCCGCTTTGGAACGGTGACGGCACGGTCAAAATTGTCGTCACGAATGCGAATCTTGAGCCTGCTTCTCCTATTTTAATTCAAAAAGTGAAAGATTATATTGATCCTGAACCAGGACAGGGGGAGGGACAGGCGCCAATCGGAGCCGTTGTCACAGTGGAAAGCGCGGTCTGGAAGGAAGTTGAGATTTCTGCTGAAGTGCTGCCTGAGATCAATCACTCAATTGATGAAGTGAAGTCGGAAATTGAGGAAGGCGTTTTAAATCTCTTTAAGAAAATGGCGTTTGAAGACAACGTCATCCGTCTTTCTCAAATTAACAATATCGTCTATAATTCACCGTCAGTCAGTGACTACTCCAATATTCAAATTAACGGCACGTCTGAAAATCTGGTGCTGAGCGACGTGGAAATTCCTAAGCTTAGGCAGGTGAAGATTATTGAGCAAACAAGATGACATGAGAGCTTATCTGCCGCCGTTTCTCACCAGTCTTAAAGAAATGGCTGAGCTGCTGAAAGCGGAAGCGCCTGAGTTTGATAAACAGAATAGCAGCATATTTGATCTGACGGATCAGCTATTCGTGCCGACGGCGACTTGGGGGCTCAGCCGCTGGGAAAAGATTTTAAATGTGCCCCGGGAATCAGGTGACACCGATGAGATCAGACGATTGCGGCTAATTTCCAAAATGTCAAACATCCCGCCAATCACATACAGGGCCATTGAGCAGGCGGTGAACCGTTTCTTAAAAAACCCGTCTGCACAGGTCCGTCTGCTTCCCGGTGAATACCGCTTTAACGTCGATATCAATGTTGATGACCTTCAGCACATGAATGAGCTGATCGAAGCGATAGAAAACATGAAGCCCGCTCATTTGGCGTATACGCTCAGAGGCGGATTGAACGAGACGCTGCAAATCAAAGATACAGTCATCCTGAATCACCGCAGATACCGAACAGCCAGTGAGCTCAAGGTCGGTTATTCTGTCACTCTTAACAACAATGAGGTGGTTTTAACTTGATTTCAACCATATACAGAGAACGCACAGCGGCTGATCTAAAAAGCAGAATCGATCACGTGCTGCTCAACGGCCAAAAAACAGAAATAGTAGAGCTCGCCATTGACGGTGCGACAGTCACCGTTCTGACAAAACGTGAGGAAGACATCAAGCATATTGAAACGGTACAAATTTTTGACGAGCTGGGCAACGTCATTACAGAGAGAAAGACTGACCTGGACGTCAGCGAAAACAGAACACTTGATTTCAGATTTACTTTTGAGGTGGTGTAAACATGGCATACGAAGAAAAAACAGACTGGCTTCCGGACGACCCGATCAACGAAGATGACGTCAACCGCTGGGAAAAAGGAATAAAAGACGCCCACACCGACCTGGCCGCTCACAAAAACGACATGAACAACCCCCACAACACAACAAAGGCGCAAATCGGGCTGGGGAACGTGGACAATGTGCAGCAGGCGGCTAAGAAGGATTTTGAGAAGCATGAGCAAGATCAGGTGCGGCATGTTACAGAGGAAGAGCGAGAGAAATGGAATGGGGGGCAATTATCAAAGATTACGAAAGATGATGGCCAACCTATGTTCAATATCGCGAGTGATTTCCATACGGAACTGATGAACTATCCTACATTGACTTATTTTTCTTATACTGGTTCGCCTCGAAATTCACCAGGCGGCTCAGGGAGAGGATTTTGGACTTGCTGTGACAATAAGTTATATGGTCATGTAATTGTGGTGACAAATGATAATAAAACTTTTCGTAAAACTCTCTTAAACGGTATCTGGTCAAATTGGGTTGAATTGGAGACGACAGAGGGCGCTCAAACAAAAGTGAACGCTCATGCAGACATTTCAGACATACATGTCACACAAGCAGAAAAAGACAAGTGGAATAACAGCCAGCTTTTTAAAATTACTGCAGACAACGGTCAAGGAAAACTATACTTAAGCGAAACAGATGATTTTCATAAAATTGTTCCACAGAACACTGGATTGGTTCATTTTGCTTCTGCACCAAATACACTAAACGGTCCCGGCACTTCAGTCAGGGGCTTATGGACAATTAATGCGACTGGAAATTACGGGCAAATTATCGCTTTTGACAATACAAATAAAACGTATCGAAAGACGATCTCAGGAGGAATCTGGTCAGATTGGGTTGAATTAGAGACAACAGCTGGAGCAGAGGCAAAGGTATCTAATCATGCTAAGGACTCAGCAATACACATTACATCTGTTGAGAGAAGTAAATGGAATGGAGCTCAGCTTACTAAAATAACAAGTGATATAGGAGGGGTGTCCATTGCAGCAAACGAAGGAGAGGACATTCTTCAAAAAATAATTGATCAAGGTAGAGGTATGGGCACATTTTATGCACATGGAAAAGCTGTAAACGCTCCATCCCCATTTTCAATAAGAGGAGTATTTCATTTGACTAGCCAATCAACTGAGGGGAAAGGTATGTTTGGTTGGGTCTTAGCTACCGATTACAGAAACAACGTTTTTACGAATTATTATGATGGAAGTACTGTTGCATGGCAAGGATGGAACAAGGTTGAAACTGAAACCAGCGCTCAGGCTAAAGCAGATAAAGTCTTATCTGATGCTAAAAACTATGTTGATACAAATTATACAAATCAAAAATTAACTGTTTTAACAGGATCTAATGTAATCCAAGATGCGAGAACAAGCGGAAATGATTATCCAGCTGGGATCACTTTCATGGACATAGGAGCTAACAACACTACAGGATACCCGCTTACCTATGGAATTGTAAAAAATGAAAAACACAGTAATTATAGATTTTCTCAATACTTTTATGGAACTGGAAATGAATCTAGCTCCTATTTTACTAACACAGGTTCTTGGATCCGCCATTGGTGGGCAGATTCAGGCTGGACGGCATGGCAGAAAATTTCTGGATTTGCTCACGCAAATATAGGAACCACAGGCATACAGTATTTGGATAAAGCAGCCCACACAAAAATTCAATTTAACCGCAAAAGAATAGATAGTCACAATGCTTTTGACATAAAAAATAGTAGATTCGTTGCTCCTAATGATGGAATGTTTTTGGTAGGAGTTGGACTGTATATGATAAATACACCGGCTTACATCAATTTTCATCTGAAACTCTATCTAAATGGATCACTGTATAAACCAATTGACCATAAGAGAGGGGACTTTGTTGATAAGCAAAATGAAATGTACCTTGGATTAAATGGTAATGTAACCGTTCCAATGAACAAAG